TTTGCTTCTTTAAGCTTTTCGTTAAAGCCCTTCACAAATCCGTCGGGTCCCGCCGCGCCTAACAACTCCATAGAGTGCTTGTAATTGCCTATCTTCGCGTTCGCTATGCCCGTTATCTGGTTGAGCTGACGTTCGGTAGTCTCTTTCTGACCCTGCATGAGCTTGTCGGTGCTTTCCTTTATGCCTTGATTGGTCTGCACCCACAAATTGGAGTAGTTCTTGAGCTGATCTCCCGTGGCGTGGTTCATATCGTAAACAATAGACCACGAATCGAGACCCATGCTCTTTAAGCTGTCAAGGAATTCCTGATCCATCAATCCCTTATCGACTTTTGCCTGTAACTGGTCGATGGCGGTCGTCCAGTCGTTGAGGTAGAATGCCGATTCCTGTAAGTTATTGTAAAGGTCGTTATATGTTACCGAGGTGTCGGCAGTAAAGCCCTCGTAAAGGTCTACCGACTTCTCGATAGCTTTGTATTGGGCGTTGTACATTTCGTCGTAGGCATCGAGAATTTGCGCGATAGATTCAACCTGTTCCTCGGAAAACTCCCGTATCTGCCCATTGAGCCTTGCGTAAATCTCGGTACTCTTGGATTCCTCATCATAGATAATTCCTACCGACTTAGCGACTTTTTCAGCAGATTCCTCAACAGCTTTGCCCGTTTCTTCGGCGGTCGTTTTCGCCTGTTCGCCCATGCCTGCGAGGGCTGTCGTGTACTTCTGAACCTCTTCTTGGTTACTAACGAACGTATAATGAACGGAAGCCCATTGTTGGTTAAAGCCTGCCACAACGCCCTCTTGGTCGGAAATTTTTGCTTTTATTGCATCCAGTTCCGCACCAAGTTTTTCGTACTCTTGAACTTGTTCAACACTCCCAGCGCCGCCTGCAAGCACATTTTTTGCGTAATCGTTTATTTCTCTTTGCTTACTTGCGTAATCCAATTGAAGTTTGGACAGCGTATTGTATGCGCCTTCGCGTTCCCTTGTTACTCGGTTAAGGTTCTTTTCAACATCTATCTGCTGCTTCGTAACCTCGTATATCCGCTCTTGGTACGCTTTCGCTTTTGCCTGCTTTTCGTAGGAAGCAATAAGCGCGTCGATGGTGCTTTTCTGCGTGAGCAGCTTTCCGTTTTCCTTGTCAAGCTGAATATTCAGCCCGTCGATCTCGCTGTTGAGCTGACCGACTATCAGCTTCATGCGTTCCTTTTCCGTTGCAGACAGGTTCTCGGCTTCATCAAGTGAATAAAGCTCCGATGTCAGCTTCTTATAAAGCGCAGAATTGTCTTCAAGGGTTTTTGTGGTCTTGCCCCATTCCTTGCGGCTCTCGGACATCTCTCGCGAGGATTCACGTATACCGTCAACAAGCTCTTTCTGCCTGTCGTTGAGCAAGTCGTAACTGTCCGAGGTTTCCTGTATAAGGTCGGTCTGTATGTCGATATAGCTTTTTAACGCTACCGTTGCGGCTGCTATTGCCGTAGCCGCCAACACATACGGATTCGCAAGGTTCGAGGCTTTGAGCGCTTCTGACAGCGTCACCGTACCTTTCATAGCTGTATTGACCGCTTTGATCTTATCCACAACATCAGCCACATACGCCGCCGCTTTAAACGTGATAAATCCGGCAGCCGCCGCTTTTATAGCCGTTTCGACTGCGAATATCTTGTCGGCACTGTCGCCGAATCCCTCCGCAATAGTTTGATGTATCTCCTCGGTCGCTCTGCCGATAAGTGAGGGCAACTGGTCGGCTATCTCCTTACCTACCTTGAGTGCCGTATTTGACATTGCTACAAAAGCCCGCTCCGCAACGGGTATGGCGTTCTTTGCAAGGTTTCCGATGTTGTCGCTCACGTCGTCAACGAGCTTGTCAATATCCGCGTCCGACCTTGCAAAGCCTACTATCAAATTGTCGATAGCCGCCTTTGTGGAGTTCATCGAGCCCTCAATAGTTTCGGAGGCTTCCTTCGCGGTCGTGCCTGTTATGCCGAGATTTTCTTGAATAGTGTGGATTGCCTGTATAACATCGCCGTAATTGGATATGTCGAACTTTGTGTTTGCAAGTTTTCCGGCATCTTCGAGCAGGCGCTCCATTTCTTCTCTCGTACCGCCATAGCCGAGCTTGAGGTTATCGAGCATGGTGTAATTCTGCTTTGCAAATCCCTGATAGGCGTACTGTATGGATCCCATAGCAGTACCCATCTTGTTTGCGTTATCGCTCATATCCCGAATAGCAACATCAGCGTACTCCGCGGCTTTTTCGGTGTCTCCTTCTAAGCCCTGCAAAAGCGACATAGAAAAGCCCGTGACGGTCTCCATGTACTGGTTCGCGCTCATGCCTGCCGTTTTGTAGGCTTGCTCCGCGTATTCCTGCACTCTCTGTGAGCTTTCTTTGAATATGGTGTCTACACCGCCCACAAGCTGTTCATACTGTGCGAATCCGTCAACCGCCTTTTTCGTAGCCGCTACCGCCGCTGCGCTGAATGTTCCCCATGCCGCCGCACCTACCTTTGCCGCCGCTTTGAAGCCCTCTCCGAGCTTCTTGTTCAGGTCGTCGATCGCTTTTCCCGCTTCCTGTGCCTGATTTGTTACGGGCGGAAGCGTGGGAGTTGAAGGCGTTGAGGGTGTCGAGCCGCCGCCCGTGCCGCTCCCCGGGGTTGAGGGTGTCGAGCCGCCGAAAGGGGTTATCGGCGCGGACATCGTTCGCCGCAGTCTTTCTGTCTCACTTGCTGCCGCTCTCAATGCCGTTAAATACGGCGCGGTGTCTACCGAAATTTTCGCTTGAAGTTCAAAAACGTCCATTTACTTCCCACCTCCCATTCGTTTGAAACGCCCGAGTATCTTCTTTTTGATCTCGGCGGGGCTTTGCTCTTTGGTCTCGGCTGTTGGCTTTTTCGGGTCGATAAAATCTTGGTACGTCAGCGGCATTTGGAAGCCCTGCCGTTCGCCTGCGGCTGTGTTCGCCGTGTTCAGTGCGATAAGCTCCGCCGCTTTCGTCATATACGCATGGTAATAATCGTCCCGCTTTTGCTTTGCCGCTTCTATTTCAACACGTTGTAAAACATAGCTTTCGCCGTAGTATTCGAGCTTGTCAAGCTCAGTTTCGGTTATCAGCCTGCCGAGCTCTGCGCCGCCGTTCCGCGCTGCATAATAAAAAAACTCATCGTCCTGCTGCTTGTCATGTACTTCATGAGAAGCGACACGACTTCCATATCTCCAAGCTTTTCAATGTCCTCGACCGTCACAAAGTCCATCTTTGCCAAAAGCTCAAAGGTAGCGTCGATATTCTCCGCACAGAAGCAAGTCTCTATTACCTTGTCCATGCGCTCGTTATACTTTTTCACAATCAGCTCGCCGCGCTCTTTTTCGGGCATATCCTCGGGAACGTCTATAGTCTTGTAGATGATCTCATCGAGCTTTGTCTGCTCAAAAAACTTGGCTATATCGTGCCGCATGGAGTTGAGCGTTGTCAAAAATTCCTTTGTGGTGCAGTTAAGAAGCGTTTTCTTCTCGTTTTCAGCCATTTCGTACCTCCGAATAAAAAATATGCCCGCCTTTTACAGCGGGCACTGATGATTATACGCCCGCTGCCGTTACCGTTACCGTGCAAGTATCGGTATATTCCGTTTCGTCAACGGTAATCTTCGCGGTGATCGTTGCCGTTCCTGCCGCAACGCCCGTAACTACGCCGCCGCTGACAGTCGCTACCTCATCATTCGAGGAAGTCCATGTCACCGCCGCGCCGTAAGGCATTACGGAAGCGTTGATCTTAGCCGTGCCGTCCTCGACAACACTGACGTTCGAGCGGTCGAGTACGATCTCGGGTACGCCGACTTCTTCCGCACCCTCGGTGGCGTAAAAACTCATAGCCATTTCGGACTGATTCGTCATGGTCTGGTAGCCCGTGAGAGTTACCGCGCTGTTCACCTTGCCCGACTTGGACGTTGTGAGCGATACGCCGCCCGTGGACAGCCCGAGGTTCATAACGGCTGCCGTCAGCCCGCCGTCAAGTCTCGACATGATAAGTGCAACATTCTGCACGAAATCGCTCTGCTTAAGGTATGTACGCGCCTTTACGCCGTTCCCGTCGATATCAGCCGCCGCAAGCGCAAACTTAATGCTCTCGGGGGTGATTTCAAGAGCCGTGAAGCCCATTGTCGCCACCCAGCGTTCGAGAAGCTGAAGCTCCGAGAACTGCCCGTGCAGTCCATTTACGTCCTCACCGAGGTCAACCATAGTCGGCACCATGCTCGCGGTGATATTGCCCGTGGTTGTGCAGATTATGTCCTCGTCTGTGGGTTCGGTGAAATTCGTAGGGTCGAAATTCTTTACAAGAATACCGCTGTCATAGCCGAAGCCGTTGAACGCCGTTTCGGATATCCGATTCCATTTGGTGATATCTATCTCCATTTATCTCACTCCTTTGTCAGTCGTTTGTAAAGTATTCTATCGTCAAGGATAGTATTTTCCGCTTTACGCGGTCGTCGGAAGGGTCGCCCATGCTCTGGGCGAAGTTGGTGTCACTGCGGCGTATGAGTATACGTCCGCCGTCACATTTCAGCAGTATGCCGTGTCGCCCTATCGCCCGTGATATTTCCTCGGACTTGGCATTGATGGCAAGCCATGATTCCGAGCGATACCACAAGCTCACACTCACCGAAACACCATCGTTTTCGGGGTCAAATGCGCCCGTGATGAGCTGATAGGTGAGGTACGGAAACTCGGGCGGTTCGTCCATGTCGTATACGCTGTTTTCCTCGTATGCCACCAGAAACTGCGAGAAAAAGGCGTGAATTGCCGCCGCCTTAGTCATTGGGCAACCTCCATTCCTCTGCCGTCACCTGTCTCATGTTCAGGCTCGCACTTTCGGGAGTTTTCACATCGTCGCCATCGGAGGTTATGCGGAATATTTTGCCGTCCTTGATACGCTTGATAACATCGTGATATTCAAGCGTTATCGCCTTTCGGGTAGTAACGGTATATAATGCCGTCACTCCCTGCGCTTCGCCTATACGCGCCTGCATGGACGTGTCAAAGCGGGCATTTGCGGTAAACTCCGCGCCCTCTTTCCAAACGGTCCTGTAGCCGCTCTCGCCGTCGGGCTCGCGGGTCTTGTCGATGAAACAAAACTGTTCCATAGCGCTGTCAAGCAGGCTCATATTATCACTCCCTCAAATGTAAATGCGCTTCCATGCGTTCAGCCGCGCTGAAAACTGACCTTGCCATGTGGCATTCGAGCCACTTGCCGTGTTGCTTCCGCTCTTGGTGTAGCTGTAGCCGCCGAAACTCTCCGATGTAAAAGGGCTCATGTTGCTGCTGTCAACAGCTTCATTCGCCGTTCTCCACGCTGCTATATCCTCACACATAGCGAGGAATGCCCTCGGCACAGCCATTTCCCATATCTCCCCCGTGAACGTTTCGTCTTGCAGCTCTCCCATACCCTCGGTCGTGTTACAGTAAACGCCCTCGTTCAGATCGCTGCCGACTATGCGAAAATACTGCCCCTCTTTGAGAAAATCGAGCGGCGAAATGCTCTGATCGTTCACAGTGAACGTCCCCGCGTGCTTGTATTCGCCGCTTTCTTGCTTGCTTTTCGGTGCGAAGTAATTGCGGCAGTACGCACACACCTCGGTGATATCAGTCATTTTTACCGCTCCTTCCTCTTATTCATCGTCTTTCAGCCTGCGCTTTCTGCGCTTCGGAAGCTCCTCTGTAGGCTCTGCCTGCACGGTCTCGGGCTCGTCCTCGATGTACTCGATAACAGGCTTCCCAAGCTTGTTGCTTGCGCCTGCAAGCTCTTTTACGCGCCCATCGGAAGGGGTGTACCCGTCACGCGGGTACACATCACCGACCGAATAGCCGTGGCTACCGTCCTGCAAGTCCGTAAAATTTACGATTGCTTTATACATCGCCTGTCACACTCCGTTATCGGTAACGGTAACGATGTACATACCCGTAGGATTGTACAGCACGGGGATAAACAGACCGCTTGCCTTAGTCCACAGCACAGCAGGGTCATGCTCTGTCCACTGGTGAATGTAGACATAAGGAGAAACGCCCGTGTTTCTGGTGCTGGTGAGCCTGTTCGTCACCTCGGGAGGATTGCCCCACAGTCCCACGCCGAGCCTGCCGTTCGCGGGAGCTGCAAAGAAGGTTATCTTATCATCGGGGAAGAATCTGTGATTGTCATAGATAAGTCTTCCGGTCTCAGGATCAACCTCATCGTTATTGGCGTTGTAGATATCGTCAGAGGTGAGAATGGTGTTAAGTCCAAACTCCTCGCTGAGATAGTTTCTGAGGTCTGCGTTTCTCACTGTTGCACCCTGCATATAATTTCCGTTGATAGCCTTCTGCATAGATACGTTTGCTTTCAGCTTGGAAATAACCTTGCGACTGCATACCATTCCAGTGATGATAATGCCGCGCTCTCGGGCTGCTTCGATGATATCCTCTATCTGTGCGGGTACGTCTGCCGCGCTTGTGATAGTCAGCGTCAGGCTCTTCTGCTCATCGGTAATGCCGTAATCAACGGTAAGACCTACGCCGTTTTCCTGTATGGTCATCTGTCCTGTTGCAAGGACTTCGTTAAGTGCTACTCTTGCGCGGGTAAATACCTGCAATGCAAGGCGGGTAACATCGTCTACAGTGTAGTGATAGAGTTCGTCCTCTGCCTGTACGCCCTGCGCTTCAAGTGCGCGAAGTCTTTCGGACTGGTTCTGCTTTACCTTGATAAGTCCCTTCTCAATAACGTGGTTATCAAGTACGGGGCTTACGGTTTTCCTTGCTTCTGTGTCAAATGCGTGGAACTGTGCCATGCTGGGGACGAGCTGTTCCGAGGTTATGGTGTGCCATTTAGCGCGGAGATTATCGGTCTTCTCCGTTGAAAAGAGTATGCTTGTGGGGTCACTGCCGAAATTGGGCGGGGTGAAAGGCACGTTCAGCCATTCGTTATCGGATATCCAGCCGCGGATACCGTTCTCCCAAGTGATTACATTTGCCATTATCTATCCCTCCTTAGTACGGTCTTACTACCGCAGGCGTTGAGCTTATAAAAGTAAAGCCAAGCGCGATAAGTGCAGTCTTTGCAGCACTTGCGATATAGACGTTTGATCTCTCATAGTAGGTCTTTTCACTGTCAACGGTTGTGTCGGTAGTCAGTGTGTACACGTAAGCGCCTGCACTTCCGCTGCGCTCATACCAACCCTTTGCTTTCGGATTATCACCAGTTTCGGGAGTTACCGACGAATACGAATAATCGGTCACGGGGAGCTTATCTTCGTATACTATGCCTTTTGTTACGACAGAACCGGGCATATCGCCTGTGGTCACGTCAACGTCCTCATATACGATACCGATTGCGTTGCCGTCGTTGGAAGGGAAGATAGTTCCCATAGGCACGTACTTAGTGCCGTCTTCGGCAGTTACCGCCATAGTAGCGGGTATCTCTTTGGTCTCACGAACGCAGTTCTCGTCACCCAGAGCGATAAAATATCCGGGAACGTATACCTTTGCGGTCGTGTCGTTCTTAATGAAACTCATGCATTATCCCTCCTTGTTGGATTCTGTTGAATTGTTATCGTTTTTCTCGCCATGAACGCGGTTCATATATTCGGTGTAATACTTCGCCGCAAGGCTCTGCTTGGGCGCTGCACCGCCTGTCATGGGGTTCGTCTCCTTGTGGGTCTCGGTTTTGGTTTCGCCCTTGTACTCGCCCCACTCCGCCGCTACATCGCTTTCAAGCTCGTCAAGGTTCGTCGGCTTGCCGTCCTCGTCAAACTTAATGCGTTCGCCATAGCCGCCGTACTTTGCGATTTTCTTTGCGCCCGCTTCGCTGTAGCCCTTGGACTTCGCCCATTCGATGAGGGCTTTGTCCGTCTTTTCCTTGGTCGCCTTTGCGGCAACTTCGTTTTTCAGCTTTTCAAACTCCGCGTGTTCGGTGTCGTACTTGGACTGCAAGTCCTTTCCGTTCTTGTCGGCATCTTTCAGGCTCTGCTTCGCCTGTTCAAGCTCGTCCTTTACCTTGGTAAGCTCATCAGCCGCCGCCTTTGCCGCGTCACGTTCCTGCTTCAAGCTCTCGGTCACTTCGGTGTGTGCGTCCATGATCTGTTCGATCTTTTCATCATCAATGCCGAGCGCTTTCAGCATTTTTCTTGTAAAAGCCATGTTTTCTTTTCCTCCTGTACATCGGTCACGTTACTTTGTGATTTGGATATAAGCGGATAGTGCTTTCACCGCTCAATTCGGCGCACGTTATGCGCTCAATTCAGCGATAAAACAAAAAAGGGGCTAACAAGTGCATTACACACCTGTTAGCCCCTCTCGGCTCTTTCCCCGAAACGCTTATCGGGGAGAATTATTTGTCATCAATACCTTTACACCATTTGTCAGCTTTATCCCAAATGCTTTTAGGGTCTTTATAAAGCTGTTGGATTTCTTTATCTGTAAGGTATATAGTTAGTGGTTGAAATTCTCTTTTATCGTTAGTCTTTTTCATTATTTCAAAAGCAAAAAGATTGGAACCACTAAAAAAGCCATACACATAATCTACGTTTATATATCCTTGAACATTGATAGGTCTATACTCATATATCTCATTTATATAAGAACAACTACCCACTGTTAAAACAATCATTGCTTTACTTCGCTCCTGCTGACTTTCAGCACCTTCACGCCGTCCTTTGTGGGTATTATCTCCACCCTGTCACCGCTGTGAAGTGTTCGGACTATCGCCCATATCTGCCGTTCAACAGCGGCTTTGATTTGGGCTTGTGTTTGCTTCTCCATTTTTCGCCTTTCTCAGCACCTTTTCCGCGCCCTCGTTGAGCGGTTCGCCGTGTACCCTGCATATGATACACACAGGCTCACAGCTCACCCACATCAAACCGCATACACGGCAGAAGAAACGCGGTCGGGCTTGGTTTTTCTTCTTTTTGCTCATGTTTTCATCTTGTCTTTTATGATATCTTTAAACTTGTCATTGTGTTCGCTTGCCGCTTTTTGCAATGCGTGTATCGGCTTCATTCCTTGCGTCATGTGTGCGTCAAGCCCTTTGGCTTGGAGCATTGCAACGACCCTTTTCGCCTGCTCAAAGGTGTATATCTTGCGTGTAGCCGACCTGTGCGCCGCTCTGCTTGCCGCGTCCTGCCCTGCCACATATACCCACCAGCCGGGGCGACCGCTGCCGTTGCTTGCGAACTTGCCTGTCCCGAGCTCGTTGTATATGGCGTGTTCGAGATTACTGCCTATATATACCGCTTTTTCGTCCGTTTTCACGCGGTGCGTTATGCTGTTGCGGTACTGCCCTGTGTCAACACGTCCCGCCGCCGATATGTTGGCTTTCGCATAGCTCACAGTTTTCAGCCCAATCTCTTCAAGCATTGCGTCCAGCTTACTTTCAAGTTCTGTGACCGCCGCGCCGCTGTTGTCGGTAAATATAAACTCCACGCCGTCCATGTTCTTCCCTCATTTCTTGCGGTTTCTTGCCCGTTCTGCCTTTTCACTTCGCTTGTCGGCGGCTTCTTTTTTGAGCTTTTCCCATTCGTCGGGCTTTTCATACTTGATTTTCTGAAACTCCCGAACGTCAGCAGGCATATTGTCTTTACCTATCAGCTTTCGGTATGAATAATACTGTTCCTTGTCGGCTTTGCGGTTGCGTGCCGACTTTGAGAACGATGTATCGCCCTTGTCGGCTTTCCATTCATCATAGGTCATATCTCCGAGGGTATCGTCCCGACTGTAGCCGAATGCACCGTCAAAGCTCCGTGGAAGCCGCATATCCTCGCTGTCAACTATCGTCGTACATCTGCAATTATACACAAGATACGGCGGCGCTTTCGGGTCGCCCGGGAACTCCAGCTCGTACCCGTCCACTTTAAACACACCGCCGACGGGCTTTTTTTGCCCATCTAAAACCCTGTGAGCGTGCCGTGTACGCCCGTCTAAGGTTGCTACCCACCGTTCTTCAAACTCTATACCCATGCCTACGGCTCGCTTGTATGCATTCTCTCTGCCGCTGTTCTGGGCGCTCGTTGTCATCGTTCGCGCGTCACGTATAGCGGCATTGCGGTTGTGTGTCGGAAGCTCCGAGGAAATACGGCTCGCTATGGTCGGGATATCCTCGCCCTGCACAATGCTCTGCGTCATTATGCTTGATACCTGTGTCATGTTCCAGCGCTCCGCTTCGGGTATCTTTACGATAGCCTGCACGGGTATCAGATCGGGCTTATTTCTTATCAGCCGCTCGACCGTCGGCGCGTCATACAGCTCATATGACGTGTTTATCCGCGCCCCATGCTCTATCATATACGTGCCGTAGTTGTGGTTGACAGCGTAGACCTCGGGCAGATGCCCGTTTATAACGCTCGCCGCTATCTGCTGGGCGTGTATCATGTCCTCCGCAAGCACCGCCGCCATTGCTCTGTAGTGATTGCCTGTCATGATGTGAGACAGTCGGGCTTGCTGATATGCGTACTTGCTTATCTCTCCCGCCTTGAATTGGTTGTATATCTCGCGGTCGGACTTGCGGAACCAGTCAAGGTAGTCTTCGGCTTTGCCGCGCATTTCGCGTGAAGCCTGTTCATATATGCCGTATATCTCGGCTTCCATTTCCGCGAGTATTTCGTCTGTCTCGATGTGTGCAGGGTCGGGCATTATTCCTCACCAACTTTTACTTTTACGTTTTTCTCGCCATTCAATAATTTCGTTGATTATTGCAATTGCTCCCAGACAAGCAAAAGGAAAGAAGCACAGTTCTCCAAACGACCAACTGTTCGCACGACCATCTATCGCCCTACCGATCTGTGCTATTTCCATTGCTAATATAGGCGCGAGCGTTTGTAAACTAAATATTTTTAGCTTATCCATCATTCCTCACCCTTCCTTACAAGCACCAGTGAAAACACCTCTTTCGCGTTGTACATTGCTATGTCAGCGCCGCCTTTGATGATCGTGAAGAACTTTCCGTCATAGCGATAATCGTCCCACTGTTCGTCGGGTATCAGGATTTCGCCGCCGCCGATGAAGGTTATTTTGAGGTCGATCTTATCCGCCTTGTTTTCTTCGATTGTACACGGACCCGCTATGACCCAATCGTCAGCTAATACAGCTTGTATGATAATCACGTTGCATTTTTCGTCAATGCTTTTTTCATCACCATCACTATTTTCATAATATAAAACATTATTTTTTATGTAGTAGCAATCCTTGCTACCACATCTTTTGACCTTTTTGCCCTCACGCATAGCTTTCAACGCTTTTTCAAATCTCATTGTTGTTTCCTCCCGTTCCATGTTTTACTCTGTCCTCGACCTCTTTGCGCTTGGCGTTGTTGAAGCGGTCGAGCGTGCCGACAAGATACCCCGTTATGCGCCGTATACGCTGAAATCTCACAGGGTCGGGCGTGAGCGTCAACTCTACGTCCTCGCCGTCCTCGGTCAGCACTATGTCAAGCGTTCCAGACGTAATGTTGGGGTGCTGCTTGCTCATGTAGCCTATGTAGGCTCTTATTTCCTTGTCCGCCATATCGGCGGGGTGAGTGCCTATCCTTATCATTCGGGCTCGCTCCCTTCTGCCGTGTCGGCTGCCGCTGTTGCCCGTATCATCATAGCCTGCTCGTCTGCGGCTTTCTGCCTGGCTATCTCCTCATACTGATCTATCTTTCCGAGGGCTTCAAGCTCCATTTTCAGCGCCGTGTCCTCTCCGACCGTTGCTTTTATCTGTTCGACCATCGTCATGTACTCGGTGAGGTTGATGTTCGGCGGGCGAGTGAAAGAAAAGCCCGTGTTTTCGTCAAATCCGTAGAATTTCAGCACCTTGCGGACAAATCTCCCGACTTGCTTTTCAATGTTGTCACATTTGAGATTCAAATTTTCATATGCTGCCTTGATCTCAACTGTGGTCTTGTCGCCACCCATGACAGACTGTACATCTACCGCCTTGAAGTCCTGGAAAAGCTGTTCGCGCAGCCTTGCAAGGGTCGATTCATGCCCCTCATGGTCTGCATTAATCTCGTGCGGGTCAGCTTCAACACCATCGGGAAGCGGGAGGACTTTCGACTTGTACAGGTTTGTGATAAAGTCCTCATAATCCTGATCGTCCATGCCGTCGGCGTTTTTTATCACCCAATACAGCAAATTGATCTCGGTCATATTGTTGACAAGTCCCGATAGAACGAGATTGTACGCCGTCAGCGTTTCCTTCTTGTTGTGTATCGCCGACCTATGATTGGGATATATCAGCGGCACGATAGGAAGTTCGCCGCCGCTGTTGTCTTGCACGTTCCACCTCTCGCCGACCGCGTTCTGTGAGTAGGTGAGATCATACGGCTTTTCGGGCTCAACTATCTGCAATTTGCCGTTGACCTCGCGCCACTTGCTGTACCCCG